TGCAAATACTGATGGTCGTTGGTCAGATGAAAAGTGGAAATTCCTACTTGCTGAAATTAACAAAATGTGCAACCGTATTGCAAAGAAAACTCGTAGAGGCCGTGGTAACTTCATCATCTGTTCTTCGGATGTTGCTAGTATCCTCGATCTAACTGGTAAAATGCTTTACTCTCCTGCAATTGACAGCAATCTAACCGTTGATGACACTGGTAATACTTTCGTTGGTATTCTGCAAGGTCGTATTAAGGTTTATATTGACCCCTATCTAGGTTATGATGAAATCATTGTTGGATACAAAGGTTCTACTGCGATAGATGCCGGGATGTTTTTCTGCCCGTATATTCCGCTTCAAATGGTCAAAGCAGTTGATCCAAACAGCTTCCAACCTGCCATGGGTTATAAAACACGTTATGGAATCGTGTCTAACCCCTTCACAACAATAGAGATTAATAACAACTTGTACTTTGAAAAATCAAGAATTGTTAACCTCTAATTGTAAAAATAATTGATTAAAATTAAAATGCCCCATTTATTTGGGGCATTTTTTTATGGAGTAAACCCATTTAATCTTTCCACAATCCCATATTCTATAAAATCCCAACGATAAAGCCTTTTCATATTCGGTTTCATTTTTAGTTGTTCCCAATTTCTTCTTGGTCATCTGTTGTTTTGGTATTCTTTTCTGGAATATTCTTTTTCTTTTAAAAAGCCCATCTTTATATAAACATTTCCCAATGACCATCTATTATCAGACCAACTAATAATATTGGAATATTTTTCCCCAAATTCCTTAATTGCATATTTTAAAAGTTTACTAGAAGCTCCTACAACTGTTGTATTTGGAAGAAATACTAATCGGTTTAAAATTATGTTATCTGATGAAGAATTTTGTCTATGATGCCTCCCAAATGTCATACATCCGACTAATTCATCTTTATAAAAGAGTCCATATGCATATTTTATAAATTTAGATGAAATTGGCTGTATATGATGTTTATTAATAAATTTTGAGGCCATTATTTTGTCAATTATTTTGATTTCACAATTCCTAGCATATATTTTTCTAGAATTCTTACCGACAAGTGATCTTAGAAAGTTTTTGCATTGTTCATTTCTTGTATTCCATTCATCTTCAAAAATATGAACTAATCTTATGTTTTTTTCCAAGCAGTCTCTTGTTTTTTTTATATGATAGTCTTTATATTTGTTATAATATTCACAATGATACCAAGTTCCATTAAATTCAAAAGCTATTTTTAAATTATCGTCATACCCGTCAAGTTCTCCATTTATAATTTCTCTAGTTTTTTGAAAATCACATCCCAATGAATTCAAAAATTCTCTAGTCTCTTTTTCTCCAATACTTTCACTATTGCTTCCTCTGTCTGTATTATTCTCTTGCATAGTCTTTTGGAATTCAGGTAAAAGTAAAGGAGTTCTTACTCCATATATTTCAAAATTGGTTTTTTCAACTTTTGGCACAGTGAATTCTATGGCATTTTCGGCATGACTTCTTTTTTCTATACCATATTCTTCAAATCTAAGACTTACTACTCTTGGAGAAACATTATATAAACGAGCAATATCAATTTGTTGCATTCTTTCATATAAATCTCTCAATTCTTTTTCTGGAGGTAAATATTTCTTTGCATGAGGATTTCTTGGTTCTAATTTATTATCATCGAAGAATTTCATAATTTGATTAGTTGGTGCTCCTACAATATCTCCAATTTGCTCATATCCAAGTTCTTCGTCATAATACATTCTTTTAGCATCTTCTACAGATAATTCAAAATGTATTTTCTGAGGCTGTAAATCAGTTTCTATTCCATTTTCGTGGAATAATTTTCTCAAATATTGTCTTGATCTGCCAAAATGTTTAGAACATTTAGAGATACTTTTCGTAATCTCATAAAATTCTTTTAATTCTTGTATATCTACTGCTTTTCTATCCATATCTTCAGAATATCAAACAATATGTCAAATGTCAAGCAAATAATTAACTAATTTCATCAATTATCTGCCCAGAGATATATTTTATAAATGATTCCCTATCTTTGAGGGATTTTGGTGCTTTAATGACGTTCCTAGCCCCTTTAAGCTCGGTCTTAATCAATTTGTCCAATTCCATAGCCTGTTCTGAATCATGCACTCGGAAGGTGTTTAATTCGCTCTTTTTGCTGAATAGGGGTACATAGATCGTCATATCATATAAATTCTTATATTTCTCAATATTCTCCAAATATTCTTCCATGTCTTTGGTCAATTTCTTATTATTGGCCAAAACATATACTTTTCCAATCCAAATTGCAGAATCGCAAATAATAGGATTAAAAGTACATTTTTCAGCATATTTCTCATAATCTATTTGTTTTTTGGTCAAAAGTGCCTGATCTTCGAATGATTCAATTTTATTACCTTTTCCAAGATGTTCTATAGCATATTCAGTAACCATTCTAGCTCCAGACATGCCTCTTTCCATTAGTTCTCCGGTCAATCTACACGATAATGTACTCTTGCCGCTAGCTGGCGAGCCAATGATTCCAATCTTGTATGTCATATCAGTTCCTGATTAGTGAATTGTGGGATTATTGTTATCTTTTTGAGTTTCAACTGCTAAAATTGTATATTGTTTTATCCAAGATTCAATAGTCATTGCAGTTGTGGGAGACAATTCAATATCTCCAGCTTTATTATAACTATTAATTCTTTTTAAAATATCATAAGAAGCATCGGCCAATTCTGAAACACTGACTAATCTTTTCGATAATCTTTCAAAATCTTCTTCATCCATTATTCCATCACCTTTATAATATCATATCCCAAATATTCAGAACCACCATCATGATTCCATATTAGCAAATTTCCATCATCTTGTCTACCAACTATCATGCATGGATTATTATTTTCTCGAATAACTGAAATAATTTTGGCAGTATTCCCATTTGTTAGCATAACTGTTTCATTTCTTACAACTTCGGCCATGGGAATATCCTTATCAGTTATTTATAGTTGTTCGCTTCGATAGGTTCTTTCTTTAATTAATTCAATTTGTGCATCTGTCAAAATATTTAAAGTTTCTATAGCTCTTTTTGTCGAATACCCATAATATTTTTTAATTAAATCAAGATGCTCAAACTTTTCCTTTTTTATCCATTTGTTAAATCTTTTTCCTTTGGGAATTCCATACCAGTAGAAATCATATTGTAATTTCTTCGGCAAATTTGGATATTTGTTCATCTCGTTGGCAAAAAATAATGTATCACTTCCAAATGATAATGCATGATTAACCAGATAAGGTTGATAATCCTTTTCCAAATCTGGACAATCATCCAAAAGATGTTCAGTTTTCATGTTTAATGAAGGCATTACAGATTTGAATAAGTCCATTATTATTTAAATTCCACAGTATTAAATATTTCAGAAATTAAACACATTCTTGCAATTTCCTGATCTGCCATTTGTTCAGATTGGAATAACCATTGGCCAATTAATGGTATAAGATTTGGCACTTGCTCAGGTTTTACTTTTGTGTACAGGGAATCATATAATTGCCGAAAAATTGTCGAAGTATCTGTATCTAAATTATCAACAATCCATTGCCTAGATTGACCCAAATCTCTATCTTTAATAAATCCTACCAAAACTTCTATATCTGATGAAGATGCTAAAATTCCAGAATCAATCTTTCCACCTGCTGAATATTTTTGGATATCATTTAATACTTTCCTATTATCGGGAAAATATCTCTTGACAACTTCCACAACAGCCTTGGGGTCATATTCTATTTTTTCTTTGGTAAGTATTTCAAAAACTCTTTTGACAAAATCCAGTTGAAGTTGTTTCTTTTCTGAAGTTTTAATATTAAATTCAACAATGGACAATCTTGATTGAATTGGTTCAATGATTTTGTTTTTGAAATTGCAAGTAAGTATAAATCTTACAGTAGGATATTGTTCAATACAGCCTCTTAATGCGCCTTGTGCTATTGGATTAAGCCCATCACTTTCGTCTAGTATGATTGCCTTATCTCTTCCAGTAAGTGATACTACAGATGCGAAATTCTTGATAGTATTTCTCACCATATCAATATTTCTCTCATCCGAAGCATTGATCATAATATAATCATAATCTAATTCATTGCATAATGCTTTAGCAACTGTTGTCTTGCCTGTTCCGGCTGTTCCTGATAAAAGAAGATTGGGGAATTTCTTTTCTTCAACAAAACTTTGAAAAATATCTTTAATGACTTTTGAAAGGATACAATCCTTTATAGTCTTTGGTCTATATTTTTCAACAAAGAGAATATCATCTGTCATTTTATTTTCTTATGCTAGAGGAGTGATAATATATTCCAATTTTGTTTCAGTATTGGTAAACTTGGCAAGACCATTGCAGACACCAACATCATATGTTCCATCAATGAATCTGAACACAGAACGAGGAAATCTGAGAGGAAGAAATGAAGCCTTGTCCATATTTGTTCCTTCCCCAATAATCACATGAACAGATTTTCCATCTGGATTATTTGGATCAGTTGCAGACAAGACAACTTTATCATTTTCCACACTCATAACAATTTGTGACAATTGAAGAGTATCAGATAGTTTCAAAAGCTTATGAAGATCGGCATGAGTGAGAGAAAATTGTACAATATCTCCCTTAAGTTTAGGATATCGTGCATACTCGTGGATAACTTCACTTTGTCTAGCGTAAGTAATGGCTGTAGTCAAATTATCACCAGTGATCTTAACTTGTCTTTCTTCAAAATCCAGAGAAGGATTATTGG